TGATGATAGAAAACCTACAGGTTAGGAACGAATCTATTAATCAAGCTAGGTCAATGGCACAGAAAGAAAGTCCAATGGCTGCTATGAATAGAAGGATCATTATTTTAACTATATTAGCCTTAGTTATTTTTACACAAGTGGCTCCTGTGTTTTGGGATGTTCCTACAGTCATTCCTACGGTCATTGAAGGGGCCAGTATATTAGGATTACAGCTTACTCCTGATGTGATAGAATATGTAACTGTAGAAGGGATGTTGAAGTTTGATGAAATATTTAGATGGGCAACAATGATAATCGAATTCTACTTTGGAGCGCAATTAGCAAAAGGTAGGTAAAAATGAAAAGGGCGATTGTTATACCCGACCAGCATTTTCCAATACATGATGAAAGTGCAGTCAAAGTTACATTAAAAGCGATAGAATTTGTAAAGCCAGACATATTTATTAATCTGGGTGATGTTGGAGAATGGGAGTCAGTATCTGGACACAGATATAAAAGAAGAAAAAGACCACCATTAGAATACCAACTTCCAGAAATAGATAAAGAAATTAAAGCTGTTAATAAGCAAATAGACAGGTTTGACAGGGTGTTAGACAAGATTAAATGCAAAGAACGACATATTCTTGCAGGTAATCATGACGAATGGCTAGATGCGTTTGTAGAAGAGAATCCATACTTAGATCAATACAGTTTTAGAAATGCGTGTAAATGGGATGAGAGAGGCTATGAGTATCGCAAATACAATGAAGTATTAAGTATTGGCAAATTATCTTTTATACATGGTGCTTATTGTGGTGTAAATCACGCTAAGAAACATTTAGATAATTATGGAACAAACATTATGTATGGGCATGTTCATGATGTAGCAAGACACTCAGCCACTAGATTACTAGATGGAAACATAAGTTCTTGGGCTATGGGTTGTTTAAAAGATATGTCAGCAGAAAAAAATACATGGTTAAAAGGAAGGCTACATAACTGGAATCATGCTTTTGGAATTGTAACTTTTTTTGACAATGGTAATTTTCAAGTAGAAGTAGTAGACATTGTAGAAGGAAAAGGTTCAGTTTGGGGAAAAATAATTAAAGGATAAGTTATGACTTATAAAGAATTAATTAATGAAGTATTAATAAGGTTGCGTGAAGATACAATTGCAACTGATTGGTCTGGTGCTATAAATGATAGTACCAATGTATCTGCCTATCATAAAGTTATAGGATCATTAATTAATGATGCTAAACGAGGTGTTGAAGAAAGACATGATTGGTTAAATCTTAGAGAAACAGTTGATATATCCACAGTAGCAAGTACAAAAAATTACAATTTATCATCTGGTCAAGAGATAAAAATATTGGATGCCATAAACAACGATACAGGCCTTCATTTACATCAAGTAAGCAAACAGTATATTAACACCGTAAAGTACCCTACAGACGATACTGGTGAGCCTCTGTACTATGCTTTTAATGGTAGCGATGCTTCTAATAATTTAAAAGTAGATTTATCACCAGTTCCTACTGAAGCACACACTATATCTTTTGATGTTGTTAAGTATCAAGACAAACTTACAAGTGCCGCTACAGTTTTAAAAGTACCAGCACAGCCAGTTATACTTGGAGCATGGGCCAGGGCAATAGCTGAGAGAGGTGAAGATGGTGGCACACAATCTAGTTTAATGGCTCAAGAAGCTAATGAAGCACTTAAACAAGCAATAATATTAGATAGTGGTAATACTAAATACGAATCAGATTGGTTTGTAAATGAAAATCATAGTAGTCAATACGCAACAGGATTAAATTTTAGATAATGGCAAAAGAATTATCATATCAACCGTTAACTGATATTGGATTAAATGGGTTAAATACTCAAAGTAATCCTGCATCATTAGATACATCATTTTTAGTTAAAGCAGAAAATGTAGTTATTAGAGAGTCTGGTCGTATTGCTTTTAGAAAAGGATTAAAACAAAAAGTAGCACCTTCTGGAACAGCTATTGCATCTGTAGTAGAACATAATGATGTAGGAACTAATAAAATATTTGTAAGTTATGGAACAAGTATTTATGCTGTAGATTTTACTGACCCTGCTGATGCTTTTCCTAGTAGTGGTGCTGATGTAAAACATACTGTTGCTAATAGTACGGGTGATTGGCAATTTGTTAATTTTAATGATCGATTGCATTGTTTTCATGCTGGAGTAGAGCCACAAAGATATGATGGTAGTTTAACTTCTGGATCAAGGTGGACAGCACATGCAACTAAACCAGCAAGTGTATCTTCTAATCAATTTAAACCAACTTGTGGAATGGGTTTATACGGAAGAATTTGGGCAGGTGGTGTAGCAGAATCACCAGATGTTGTTTATTATTCTAATCTTTTAGATGGTGATGATTGGACAGGTGGTGATGCAGGTTTAATAGATTTGTCTAAAATTTGGGGTATTGATACAATTATAGCAATTGCTCCTTTTTATGGAAAATTAGTTATATTTGGTAAAAACAATATTGTTATATATGACAGGCCAGAAACAGTAGGATCACTTGCACTCAATGAAGTTATTAGGGGTGTAGGTCTTGTATCAAGAGATACAGTTCAAGCCATTGGTGATGATTTAGTTTTTTTGTCTAATACGGGTGTTAGATCATTAGGTAGAACAACTGAAAAAGATAAATTACCATTAACTGATTTAAGCGTAAACATTAAAGATAGATTAATTAGAAATATTGGTCAAAGTTCAAATGTTAAAAGTGTTTATGTAGAAAATGAAGGTATTTACATAATGTCATTTGTTGATAAAAACATTACTTATGTGTTTGATTTTAAACATTTCACACCTAACCAAGCACCAAGAGTAACAACATGGACTTTTGACAATGATAGAGAGCCTTCTAATATGTCATATACAGAGTTATATGGTTTATTAGTAGGACAAAAAGATGGTGGTTTAGCTGGTTATGAGGGTTATTACGACACAGATTTAGCTGGTGCATCAACTTATACTTATAGTTCATATACAAGCAGTATTGCTACAACATGGATTAATTTAGGTCAATCTATAGCAGCTTCATTTTTAAAGAGATTGTTTTTAGTTTTAGAGGGTGGTTCTGGAGCAACATTAGGATTAAAATGGTATAAAGATTATAGTCCAACTCCATCAACAACAACTTCTATAACCTTAAATCCTTCAACTACGGGAACAACATCTTTATGGGGTGCAAGTTCGTCTTTATATGGTACAACGACAGTAACAACAACTAATGCTGGTAGTTTTGTAACAGGAACTTATTATGCAATTTCTAGTGCTGGTAATACTGATTTTACAGCTATAGGTTCAGCAGATAATAATGTTGGCACAGTATTTCAAGCTACTGGTGCTGGTTCTGGCACAGGAGTTGCTGTTAGTCATGTGCATGTTTCGGGAACACATCCAAACAATTCTACATATAAGCCAGTATATGGTTTACATGAATACAAAACACCGTTAACTGGTTCGGCAAAAAACCTTAAACTAGAGATAGATATTGAATCTAATGGATTTGATGCTTCTTTACAAGACTTAACTTTATTACATAAACAAGGAAAGATAAGATAATGGCAAACTATACTATAGCTGTCGGATGGTCTGGCAAAGATGCACTAGCAGATTCCGATGCAGGAAAAGTAATATCTGGTGCAGATTTTAATACTGAGTTTACAGCAGTACAAACAGCAGTAAACACTAAGGCTGATCTGGCAGGTAGTGCTTCTCAAGCATTTAGTGCTACAACAGCAAACGCAGGAACAAATACAACTCAAGTGGCTACAACTGCTTTTGTTACATCTGCATTAACAGCAGCAACAATTAATGCTTTAGTTTATCCAATTGGTTCTATTTATTTTAATGCAGCAGTTTCCACAAACCCAGCTACACTTCTTGGATTTGGAACTTGGGTAGCATATGCAGCAGGTAGAGTGCCAGTTGGTAAAGCAGCTAGTGGTACATTTGATACACTTAATGAAGAACAAGGTGCTGAAACACATACACTTTCAGTTGCTGAATTACCTGCTCACACGCATAGTTATGATAGACAAAATACATCAACAGATGCTATTAGTATTCACGACATTGTTAGAACAACAGGTGGAAACTCAAGTGCTACTTCAGGCTCAACAGGTAGTGGAACAGCACACAACAACATACAACCAAGCATCACAGTTTATATGTGGCGTAGAACAGCATAATAATTAGGAGATAGAGATATGCCAATGATGGATTTAGGAGTAGGATCAGGAAATTTTCAAAATAAATATAAAAGACCTTACAACCATAAAAAAGATGCCAGTAAATTTCAAATAAACGCTAGACCAAGCCCAGCTATTAATGGTGGTGGTGGTGGTTATTTTGGTGGTGGTGCTGATGCTGGTCAATATGGTCGGCAAGACATTGCTGCTAACACCGCTTTAGCTAAAGAGGCTTGGCAGAAATCAACTCCAGAGCTTAATTATATTGGTGGTAGTAATAAGTGGACACAAAATCCAGATGGCACATGGGCATTAACAGCAGAATTAGATGATGATTATACAAAAATTCGTGAAGATGCTATAAGAAGGCAGGGTATGTTTGGCCAAGCAGCAGAGGATCTTGCAAGTGGTGGTTGGAGAGATGCTCAAAAATCACGATATGGCGATATGATGGGTATTTATGAAGAAGAATTAGCAGTAGCCGATCAATTAAGAAGGGCAAGAGAAGTAAATACAGGTGCTTCTTCTACTCAACAGTTTATGAATCAAATGAATACAGATGCTTCTACTAATAGACTTAAATTGGGTGCAATGAATCAAGCGTTTAGTGAATCACAAGCACTTATTGATAACAATTTATCTAGATCAACTGGCCAATATAATATGCTTACAGGTATAGCAGATCAAGGTAATCAATTTTTAGGAACTCAAATGCAACTTTCTAATCCAACTGCTAATTTAGATAGGCGATCTTTAGCAGAAACAAGATTACAAGATCAATTAGCTGGTGAAGCGATGGAAAAAAGAAAAGGCAAAAGTAAGTTTTGGAATAGTATATTTCAAGTAGGTGGTGCAGCACTTGGAGTTCCACCACAAGTTTCATCGGCTGCTTCAGGTTTCCTTTTTGGGTAGGAGAAAATAATGACAACATACACTAACGATATTTACGGGGTTCAGCAACAAATTGCGGATGAACAGGCAGCAACAGAAAAAAGTTTTCTAGATGACTCTTATAAGTTAGCTAGTGTTCAGGGCGGTATGATGTTGGCTAATGCAAGAGATATTGGCAGAGGTAAAGGCAATATGTATGCTGGACTTGGCAGAATGCTTACAGGTGAAAAAGAAGCAATTGATCCTAGAATAGTTAGGATGCAAAAATTACAAGCAATAATGCAGCAAATTCCAGAGCCAGATACTGTTGATGAATATATACAACTTTCAAATTTAATGAATCAAGCAGAATTATATGGTGAAGCTAAAGAAGCTATGAAAATGGCTAATGATATTAGATCACAATTACCTACTAAATCTACTGCATATAAAGAATATTCTGAAATGACAACTAATCCAAATCCTGAAGGATTTAAAGAATGGTATAAAGAATTTAAAATAACAGGAAGTAAAACTCCTTTAACAGCAAAACAAGAAGCATTTAAACAATATCAACTAAGACCTGATTATAAA